ATGCCGAAGGGAACTTGGCGTGCCAGAAGATGTGTTTATTGTCTTCAATAGCAACAGGAACCAGCCGCGCAAGCGCATTGACTTGACCATCAAGGGCTTCATTGAGTTTGCCAAGGATAAGCCCGATGCTCGATTGTGGCTCAACATGGGGGCGAAAGATATGGGATGGGAAATCATTCCGTTGTTTAAGCGTGTGGCGCGTGATGCAGGGTATGACGCTGCTGGCAAACTCATTCTCACAAGTCCTCATTTCTCTACAAGCAACTGCCTTCCCATTGAACAGTTAAACAAAGTGTATAACGCAGTGGACATTGGTCTCAATACTTGTATTGGCGAGGGATGGGGCCTGGTTAATAGTGAGCATGCTGCAACTGGCACTGTGCAAGTGGTGCCTGACCATACAAGTCTGAAGGAAATCTTTAATGACATTCCTCGCATTGCTTGTAACGGTTCAGAGACAGATAGAAACTATGGTCTAGAGCGCTTATTGCCTGACCCGAGCAGTGTTACTAACATCCTGAACTGCTACTACGGGGATCGTAATGCCTTGAAGGCTGCTGGCAATTGGTGCTATGAGCGCATCCATGAAAAGCAATTCACTTGGCCTGTCATTACTAAAAAAATGCTTGGGATTGTTGATAGCGTCCTTTCTCAAAAAGAAGAGCAAACTAAATTTAAAGGTTTTGGCACTCCTGCACGTATTGACTAATCATGAAAATTTCTCAAATCTTTCTTTCTGACATTGATACAGAGTTATCTCCCTTTCTTCAATATGCCACTTCCACCATTGATCAACATTTCCCAAGCGCGGTTCATACTATTTACAACAAAGAAACTTTGCGTCAATTTATTGTTGACAATTACTGCCCTGACGTGGTTGAAGCTTACGACATGCTTCGCCCCTATTCGTACAAAGCAGATCTCGGAAGATTCTGCCTTTTAAATAAACTCGGTGGTTGGTATTTTGACATTGCCATTCGCTGTGTCAATGCAGTGGAAATGGGAGAGCGCATTGAATTTTTGGCTTTCCGCGACATCCAACGCTTCAGCTACACTTCTTGGGCTTGCGCTACGACAGTTTTATATTCCAAGCCAAATAATTTGGCCTTACAAACTGCCATTGAAATGATTGTCAATAATTGTAAAAATAAATATTATGGCATCACGCCATTGTGCCCCACTGGCCCCACTTTGTTAGGTGCTGCATTGGCGTCCAATGGGGGCAATGTTAATTTTATTTATGGCGACTACCTGGAGCTAACTCCCACGCACCAGCAAAAGAACCGAGCTTTTGTACTTCCTGATGGCACAATTATGGCCTGGAGTAAGCCTGCTAGTGGTGGCGACCTCACGGAAATGGGAGCCAAGGGAGTGAATAATTACAACGAACTGTGGGCAGCGAGGCAGATCTATGCGAAGTGAAGACTGGACTATTTACGCGGCAAAATTAAAGCACCAGACAATCACTTATTCATCCCCATCGTCTGTTGTTCCCATTGTGGTGGGTGCCCATTCCTTGGAAAACGAAGAGCGACTTGCGCTGCGTAATAGCGGTCATATTTTTGATGACGAAGGTGAGAATATTTCCCCTCTCAACCCGTTCTTTTGCGAGCTTACTTCTGTCTATTGGCTTTTAAATAATTGTGACGATAAAAAATACATTGGCAATGCTCATTACAGGCGTAAATGGGCCGATGAAGATATTATTAACTCCAAGGAAGGCGTGCTTTATGTGAGTGATTCATGCCAGTTTGGTTGCAGTTTGGCAGATCAATTTAAGGCCGGACATTCAGGATTTGATGCCCCTGCCATGACAATTGGTTTAGCGGAAAGAGGATTAATTCCGTTTTCGGCTAGCCAAATGAAAGCAGTGTGGAGCCAGGGAATTTTTCATGGCTGCCAAATGGCACGAGGCCCACATTCCTATTACGAAACCTTTATGAGCCTTGTTTTTGACTGTCTATGGCCATTTTGGGAGGAACATAAGGACGAGATTCAGTCGATGGATGGATACAACAGGCGAATGATGGGTTTTGTTGGTGAACGCATGATCACTGGCCTCATCCTTTGCCGCGAAAGCTTTTTTGATTTTCCCGTGCTTACTTCTAGGGTTGAATATAAACCATGATTTCCAAACGAAAAGGTAGCCGTAAGAATTGATGGCATTGCAATATGATTTTTTAATTGTTGGAGCTGGTTTGTTTGGCAGTGTTTTTGCAAGACAAGCCACTGACGCCGGGTTCAAATGTTTGGTTATTGATCGTCGCGACCACTTTGGCGGAAATTGCTACACGGAGCAAAAAGAAGGCATTGAAGTGCATACATATGGCCCGCATATTTTTCACACTAGTAATGAAACGGTGTGGCAATATGTGAATCGCTTTGCCAGTTTTAATAGTTTTATTAATTCGCCAAAAGCAATGCAAAATGGCAGGCTTTATTCCCTGCCATTTTCAATGAATACTTTTTATGAACTATGGGGAGTTGTTAGCCCTGACCAAGCCAAGCGCATTATTGAAAAGCAGCGATGGAAGGGTAAAATTAATAATTTAGAAGAGCAAGCATTGGCTTTTGTTGGTGAAGATATTTACAGGCTTTTAATTAAAGACTACACAGAAAAACAATGGGGGCGAAAAGCAACGGAGTTACCTTCTTTCATTATTAAACGACTACCCCTTCGCTTCACTTTTGACAGCAACTACTTTAAAGACAAGTACCAGGGCATTCCCAAATATGGTTATTCGCAAATAATGGCCAAGATGCTAGATGGCATACCATTAAAACTTTCAGTTGATTTTTGTCAGGATAAAAAATACTGGCAACAGCAAGCGGCTAACATTGTCTTTACTGGTAAAATTGATGAATATTTTAATTATCAACACGGACGATTAGAGTATCGTACCCTTGACTTTTCCCATAGCGTTTTAAATACGGACAATTTCCAGGGGAATGCAGTGATCAATTTTCCCTCTCATAACGTACCTTTTACTCGGAGAATCGAACATCGACATTTTGCTGAATGTAATAGCGAAGTAACTATTGTTACAGAGGAAACACCAAGAGAATGTACAGAAACAGATATTCCATATTATCCCATCAACACTAATCACAATTCAAGACTGTATCAGCAATACAAAGAATTAGCTCAGCAAGAGCAAGGCGTTATTTTTGGAGGAAGACTGGCTGAATACAAATACATGGACATGCATGTGGTCATTGAAAGTGCTTTAAATAAATGGAGATCGTGGTATATGAATCATGGCTTGCGTTTGCTAACGTAAAAGAAAACTTTTGCCATGACCACAAAAGAAAAGCAGGCAAAGCTTGCCAAAGTGATGCGAGAATTTAAGGCTGGCACTCTTAAAGGCAGCGATGGCAAGCCAATTGTCAGTCGCAAACAGGCGATTGCCATTGCCATGTCTGAAGCTGGCATGTCAATGGAAGGCAAGAGCGATGCTTATATTGATGCCTATATTGATGCCATGGGTTGCATGGAAACGGAAAAGTCTGAAGAGGAGGAGATGGATGGTTCCTGCGGAAAAAAGCGCTAAGGGGAGACGCTGAATCATTTTCCCCTCCATCGTCTGTAAGAGCTGCAGCGCGTCGCGGCTTAGAACTACGCAAGAAATATGGCAAAGGCGGCCTGACAACGCAGGAAGCTGGCAAGCAGGGCATTGGCAGCGGCGTTGCAAGGGCTGGTGATCTTGCTAGCGGCGGCGGCATAAGCTTTGCCACTATTAAGCGCATGGCAGCGTTTTTCTCTCGCCATGAAAAGAATAAAAGTGGTGGCGAAAATGACGCTGGCTATATCGCCTGGCAACTATGGGGAGGAGACGCTGGCAGGGCGTGGGCTAATCGCATCATTAGGATGGTGGAAAGTCGCCAATCAAAACAATGAGCGAGTACGTCCGCGTGATTGAAGAGGAAGAAGAAGGCATTGGCGTGATGAAGGCTCTGGCCATTCTTTCAGCCAATGAGCATCGTAATACTTCCCATTGGCGCCTTGTCGAAGAGCAGCATTTCAAAAATGGCCGCCTAGACGAGACCCACATCTTTGTCAGGAGTCATTACGAAAAACCCGACGAACACTTCGATACAACTAAGTTTTTAACTTTTGAAGTGGAAGCAATGGCAAAGGCCTATGTCATGGAGGGTATTGAAAGCCAGCTTGCAGATTTGCGAGACGACGAAGAAGTTTAATTTTCTACTGCGGAAACCACAAACGTAGGATAACCGAGCAGGTACAAAATAGAAAGCTGAAAAATAGAACTAAGAATACGAATTTGGGCGCAGTCAGGGGAGATTTGTCCACGTTCCATTCGCGAGATTGTAGTTTGATCACAATGAAGCATTTCTGCGACATTTCCCTGTGACATTCCAGAGTTTAAACGAGCTTCTTTCATTCTTTCTCCGATAATCCGCCTACTTTCTTGAATGGTGACAATGGGCGCTTTGAGGCGCGTGGTGAGACGGCGATGCTGAATGTGCTGCATTTTTAGGCGAAATAACCTATTTAAGTCTATCTCGCATATGATTAATTGATAGAGTATAGGCATGAGCGACACATGCTTTCGTTACGACGTAGCGCCGATTGACAAGTACGAGCTAACCCCCGAAGGTTATCTTCGTGCTTGGGCAACCATCGCACGCACTGGTGTACAACATTACACCGATGCAGATGGTTCCATTCGTCGTGAATATCGTCCCGAAGCGGAGGTGGCGTCTCCTGAAAGCTTGGCCTCATTTGCGGGCAAAGCAATCACTCTTGAGCATCCTCCAGTTCTCTTAGATAGCGCCAATACAAAGGACTATCAAGTGGGCTTTAGTGGCACTGAAGTGGTGTATGACAACGGCTTTGTCCGTGCCGTCATGACCATCACTGACAAAGATGCCATTGAGCGCATTATGCGTGGTGATGCGAAGGAGGTCAGCGCTGGCTATCGCGTCAATTACGAAGCGACTCCTGGCGTTACTGACAGTGGTGAGAATTACGATGGAGTCCAAAAGGAAATCAACGGAAATCACATTGCTGTTGTGCGCAGGGGCCGCGCTGGCCCGCAAGTGAAGCTCCATCTAGATCGTCTGGATGCTGCCGATCCTTCTCTAATTTCTCATATAGAGGACTCATCTATGACTGCCAAAGTCAACTTTGATGGCGCCGAGTTTGAGGTGAGCGAGAGCGTAGCTCTGGCTATTACCAAAGAACGGGAAGACGCCAAAATGTCCTACGAGGACATGAAGAAAATGTACGATGGCATGATGTCCGAAGCTTCCAAAATGAAGGAAGAAATGGACGCCATGCAAAAAGAAATGAAAGGTAAGTGCGACTCTGCCGAAGGGCGGGCCGATGCCCTTGCCGAGGAAGTGGAAAGCCTCAAGCTTGACCTTGACACTGCCAAGCAAGTGAATGTTGACAGCCTTGTTGAAGAGCGCATTGCTCTCATTGACAAAGCCCGCACTTCGCTTGATTCTGCTTTTGACTTCGCGGGCCTTTCTGCCCGTGAAATCATGGAAGCTTCCATCAAGGCCGTGCGTGGTGACGCTGATCTGTCGGACCGTTCCGACGATTACGTGACCGCCATGTTCGACACCCTGGCTGAATCTGCTCCTCGTAGCGACTCTGCCACCACGGAAGAACTGCGTAAAGCCGTTGCTTCCATCGCTTCCCCCATGTCTGCTCCTTCGTCCTACATGGACAAGCTGCAGAATGCTTGGAAATCCCCTCTCTCCGTCTCTAAGGAGCGCTGACCCATGGCCGTAACTTTTACCACGTCAGGGACCGCTTCCGCTGGCGGTGTGCAACAGAGCTATGCTCTCGTTCATGCTGCGCTTCTGGAAGGCCAACTTTCTGACATTCGCGACAACACTATTGGCACCTACATCAACGAAACGGCAGTTGTTCTGCCCTTTGGCGATGTGCAAGTTTATAACGTTGCAGGCACTGTTGCCAATTCTGCAACCACCATTTCTGGTGCTTCTGACACCGTTCTCGGCGTCAACGTGCTCACCTATGTCGATGAAACCGCTCTGAATGGCGATAGCCGTCCTGGCGTGAAAGTCGATCAAGTGCTGAACGTTGCCAACGAAGGCGCAGTGGCCGTCTACGTGACCGGCGCTGTTACTCCCGCATCGCCTGTGCGTGTGCTTTATAGCGCAAGTGGCACTGGTAAGGCTGGTCAATTCAGCCATGCTTTTGCTTCGGGCAAGACCGTTCGTCTTTCCAATGCTCGTTTCCTTACTTCCACCACTGGAAGCGGACTGGCAGTGTTGGAGCTGAACGGGCCGAGCTTCACTCTCTCCGCTGATTCTTGATAGGAGGTCCTACTAATGTCTGATTTTCGCATGGACGAAGCGGGCCTGTTTCTTGAGCGTCAGCTTGAGTACATCCGCCCTCAAGTATTTGAAGTTACTTATGCCGACATCAAATACCCCACCCTGCTGCCTGTAACTAGCGAAGCTGGTCCTGGCGCACAAACCTTCACCTACCGCATCATGGACTCCACTGGGGAGTTCAAGCTGATTGCGGATGCTGCTGACGATCTGCCCCGTGCCGACATCAGCCAAGTGGAGAAGAGCATCAACATTCGTTCGTTCGGCGGTAGCTTTGGCTACACCGTGCAAGAACTGCGTGCCGCTCAAGTGGCAAACATTGCTCTTGAGCAACGTCGCGCTTCTGCCGTTCGTCGCGCTTACGAAGAGAAAGTTGAAAACGTTGCAATGTTCGGTGAATCCACCGTTGGACTTGCTGGTTTCTTCAACAACTCCACTGTTGACGTGATTGCTGCTGACAAGTGGTTCACAACCGCTGGCATCACCGCTCAGGAAATGCTGGAACTGTTGAACTATGGCGTTAGCGCCATCATCAACGCCTCCAACATGAAGGAGCAGCCCGACACCATCCTGCTGGCCTACGAGGACTACAACAAGATCAGCACCACCCGCAACTCCGATTCTTCGGACGTGACCGTGCTTGAGTATTTCCTTAGGACGAATCCCTACATCCGTAACGTTGAGCCTATCAACCAACTGGATGCTAGCAATAGCGTTCTGAACACCAACCGCATGGTGGTGTACAAGCGTGACCCCGAGAAAGTGCAACTGCACATCCCCCAACCGCTGGAGCTTTTCCCGCCCCAGCAGCGCGGTCTTGAGTTCATTGTCCCTGCTCACGCTCGCGTGGGTGGTGTGGCTCTGTACTACCCCAAGAGCGTCATCTACGTTCAAGCCTCGTCTTGAGCTTAGTCAGGCAATGGGCGTTAAGCTAATCATCAGTTCTAATTGAACATAAAATGTTAATTGCTTATCGCCCTGAGCTTGAAAATCCGCCTCGTGAAGGTGGCTTCGGCATCATCACTGATGGAGGAATGATTCAACTGGTGCCTGGGTTAAACCAGGGAGTGCCAGAAGATCAATGGAAAAAGGCTCGTGACAATTCAACCGTTAAACGGATGATGACCATTGGCGCCATTGAAGAAGTGAGGGAGCAGCCGACCGTGGAAACCATTCCACATGACGTTCAAACTCTTTCAAATCTCCCCATCATTGAAGCCTCTCGGACCATTGAACTAATTCATGACCTAGATCAACTGGCGTCATGGAAAAAAGTTGAAGGGCGAGTGAGGGTTCGTAATGCCATTGCCAAGCGTCAAGAAGCAGTTAAGGCAGGAAGGGCTTGACCATGACTGTTACCTATGCAACGTTTCTTGATCGTTTCCCTGAATTTACGCCCCATCCATCGGGAATTGTAAACGGGGCTCTTTCTGAAGCTACAGCGGATGCTAGTGCTGATGTTTTTGGAGATCAAACTGATCGCGCCGTAAAACATCTCGCTGCACATATCATTGCCATTCAACTTGCACAAATGGGCATCCAAATTGGTGCCACAGAAGGCAAGGTATATGGCAAGGGGCTTGAGGCCACACAATATGGCCAAGAGTTCAAACGAATGCTTGAAACCGTCGCTGGTTCTTTCTCCATTGGTTTTGTTGCATGACGAACGTCCTCTTACCTTTAGCTAATGCCACTCTTGTGTGGTCAGTGGCTTCTGGTTATGTCGTTGAATCAGGCACTGGCAATTACGTTCCCACTTCTACTGGCGTGACATACTATGCCACATTGAAGCAGAAACGTAATCCACAGTACGATTATTTGCTTGGTGCTGATAATACGGCTGTGTACATGGAAGGACGCTTGACGGGGCCTCTAGCCCTCTCTGGCGTCACTCCTGGCAGTTCTGCTGCTGCCACCATCAATGGAAGGGAAGGACGGTTTGAGCTATTGCCGAACGAACAAATTGCTGAACATTATTGGCAGTTCCTAGGCGCACCAATCAGAGGCATCTTTAGACTGGTTGGTAAAGGAAGCGTACAAAACGTTTGACGCTTAACCACTTTCTCTTTCCCATTGCTGAGGCAATCTCATGCTCTACCACCCCACAGAACTGGTTAAGAGCCAAGACGTCATTGTACGTGTTGGCTCCATCATCACGGCCAGCGGTCGTCCAGTTATCACTCAAAGCGGCGCCACTTTCACTGTTAGCGGCGCTCCCACTCTTTACACGCTGCAAGCAGCCACCACGGCTTCTGTTGCTTTCAACGACGGCAACACTGAATTCTACCTGCTTGGCGGCGGTGGTTTCTCTGACAGCGTGATCGTGACCAGCGCAGCCACTGCTTCTATCACTTCCTACTTCCAGAAGGATGTTGACGGCACGGTATTTATTCCTAACAGTTTCGACGAAGCTTTCCAGGTGATTGCTACTGGTCGTTATGACAAGGATGCTGAAGTGTACGTTGAAATTAACAAGCAACTTGGAGTGAGCGGCACCACTTATTACTACGACCGCGTGGCTTATGTTGGCCGTGTTATGAACTACAGCGAGAGCTATCCTGCTGATAACCTCGTTGAAGTTACGTTTGATTTGATGAGCCGTGGTCGTATTGGCATTCACCAGAACGCTGAAAACACTGGCAGCATCATCCCGACTGCTCCTAACTCTTAAGCCTTCGCTTCATTGTTTTCTGCTAGCCTCTCCTTACGGGGAGGCTTTTTTTATTGTGAACATTACTCAGCTTCGGGAGACCATTGTTGAACTACTTTCGGCAGCGCCTAACTTAATTGGCTCTTACACTTTTCCGAATGGCACAAGCATTCCTGCTGTGTATGTGGTGGGACAGAAAAGCGTGCCAACGGAATGGAAGGTGACAGGGCTAGAAGTGACAATGCGACAATATCCAGAATTACTGCCCGAAGCGGGCGTGGGAATTGTAAGCGTGCTGCAGCAATGGGAAGTAGTGTTGGTGCAATACAACCCTGACGG